TCTTTTGTTGACTTAATACGCTGTTGTATTCCAGTGCTTTATTTACAAAAGTTGAAGGTCCTGTTTTTATTTGATAATTTTGGCAGTAGTTGTACCAGTCTTGAAGCGCTGCAAGATCTATTTTTGTGTTGATCTCTGACGCCTCTACTCTTTGAGGGTTTGCTGGGTGAGTTAAAACATATCGGAAAAGTGCTGCAGGATTACTGGTAGGGGTACCGTCTACCCAAGTTGACCCGTTCCATATAGGGCAAATGGTTTGAACAAGTGCTGAGATACCCTCAATATTTCCATTGAGCTGATCTGTGGCTTGAATTTTAATGGCAGTCTTACACACCTTTGTGTTTAGTGGTCTCTTCGGTGCCCAAGAGTGTGCTGGGTACGGTACTCCGTCTTCGTTGTAGTCCGAGTAGCCTGTAAACGAGTGCAATACACTGGTATGAATCAACCTGTCGTCTTCGTTTGGCTCGCCGTTGCTGTCTGTTACTCTTTTTATTCTATATTGAATGCCCAGCTTTGTAGCATCTAACAGGTTGTATGGTACAACGTGAGTAAACCCATCTTTTTCGTTTCTGGTAATAGAAACGTTGGGTAGTGGTGTCCAATTGGTTTCCCAAGTTGAGGCATTCGCTCTATAGCGGTACTGGACTTGAAACTCAACAGTATGAGACTCTGTTTTTCCACTCTTGACTTTGATTTTACGAAGTCCTTGTGGGAAAGAGATAGCAAGCACTGCTCGTTGTAGTGATTGTGTAAATGTGCTCTCTGTCCAGTTGTCTGTACCCCCAACAAATTCAAAAACTTCTGAGGTTTGTTGCGTCTTTTGAACTGTGGTTGAGTTGCCCTCACTATCCCAGTCCTGGACACTCTCTGTTAAAGGCGTCCAAGTGTTCCAGTAATCGTTGTTAGGGAATGTACCACTAACAGTTCGTTGCCTCATGTAGTAGTTGTTGTTGCTGTCGTAAGTAGTGTTCCAAGTATTTTGATCAACGTCTCTTGCAATACTACGGTAGCCACCAGCCACCAACTCCAATCCGCTGTAGTTTTGAACTACGTCACCTGCAACTATGTTTGTAAAGTTTTCAAGTTCGCCAACACCCGGGGTTGCCTGATAGTTGATGGTTTCTTGTACCACACCAGTGTAATCACTTAAATTGGTTTTGCCAACCAAAAATGAGTTCTCGTCTATACTCAGTGGTCCATAGCCCCATACGAGCATCATATTTAAAAAGCTAGTACTCTTGCTGCCCACATTGTCAAACGTAACAAAACTGTTCATTCCCAGTGGCGGCGTCATGCGGACCTTGCCCAACACCACAGGAATACCGCCGTATGGAGTGGCCTGGTTTTGGCCGCCACTCACCATGAGTTGGGCTTCGCTGCTGCCTGGGTCGTTCTGAGTAGGTGGTCGAATTGGTAACACTGCGTTGATTAGTGCATTTCCTGCTATAACTATTGCGGCCTGGGTGGCTGCCGTCACGGCGGCTATACCTTGAGCAGTGGTTACGCCTATAGTTTTAGCAACACTTGCTCCAAGTGGTCCGCCAAAATAAAAAGCTGCAGCAACAACTACTAAACTTAAAATTATTCTGGCTGTTTCTTTCTGTGGTACGCTTCTGTACTCTACTGTATCTGTATGGTTTAATACAGTGCTGCTCCAAACCAGTCGTGGGACCAAAACGCCATTAACAAAGATGTGAATGGTGCTCTCCAGAGCTTTAGCTACGGGGTACTGTTCGCGAACTTTTGAGTACAATTCTTCCAGGGTAGTACCTGGAACAACCGGCATTACCACACGTTCAGTCTTGAGTGGGTGTGGCACTGCATTCAATACCACATTGCACTTCTCGCGGTAACGAAAGTACCCACTCACTCTGCGAGACCATTTGATACCATCCAAGTCTTGGATGCTACTGCCGCTGCCAGCCTGGGCGTGTAGGAACTGGCGATTGTTGATGCAGATTCCTACATGGCTCAAGTGACCCATTACTCGGAGCACAACAACACAACCTTCTACAGGTTCATCCAACTCTTCCCAGCCCTCACGGTACTGCGCAATAAGTTCTTCACTACGGATTCTGTCGTCTTCCAAGTAGCTGTCAACAAAGCTTGGAAGATCAATGTTGTACTCTTGTTTATAGACCAGTCGCACCAATCCCCAGCAGTCAATGCCGCTTTCATCGCGTCCGTGGGAAAGATAGGGTATTCCTAGATATTTATTTGACCACATCAGAACAGTCCTGGAAAAGTTGAGGGATTAAAGCTGTGAACTGGAAATGGCTCACGTTCGTAGTTTACCATTTGTAACTCACAGGTTACTTGATCACGATTATAAGTAAAGTTGGTTACATAAAACCCATCAAAGCTCACTTCTACCACGTTGGGCGTGGTGCTCAATACCAGCTCCAGCTTTACTTTTGGAGGTTCTTTGAGTTCGCGAATAACAGGTATTAGGTAACGAGTAACGTCTCGGATTACTATTGAACAACGAGGAGCTTGTGCTTCGTCTTCTTGCGGCAGAGTAATTTCGAGTGGCAAAAAGATATAGTTTTTGGAACGACTGACAACACCGTACATCACATCTGTGTTATTTTCACTTATTCTGGTGGTATAACTGTCACACAATCTTATTTCTTTTGTTACTGTGCCCGTACCCACACCTGGAGAAGTACAAGTAAAAACGGTACCCACAGTGTTAGAAGAACTACCATGTGTTACAAAGTTGGTCGTGCCCACAGTTTCTACTACGTACTCTTCTCCTACTACCATGTCTGTTGCAACAAAGGCCGTAGAAAAAGTTAACAGAGTAAAGAGGTCGCTGGGGCTGTCTGTTGAAAACAAGGCACGAATAGCACCTGGTGTCATGGTAGTCATTCTGGTCATGGTAGTACTTCTAGGGTAAGGTTAACTGTGTAGTATCCAGGGGCCACGTAACTCAGTGTGTAGTAGTCACCTTCTCCTTGTGGAACAATGCGAACTTCAGACACCACACCCAGTCGTGGGTGTGGAAATCCAAAGCGAACAGTGCCCTGAATGGTGGTTTTTACAAAGGTTTCTAGGGCGGTGACTTGAGCAGTGGTCATTAAAAAACTCAACACAAGAGTTTGAGGGCGGTTGCCACGCTTTCTCATTTTAGCAGGTCCACTGTCGGTTGGAGTCCTGACCACCAACACGCCGCCAGTTTCAGTATACCCCTTTTGAGGTACCTGTGGCAAGGTTGTTGGCCAGGTTATGGTATATGCCATAGTTTATCTCCTTATCAATTGTGGTTTCATGCCAAAGGTGTTTGTAATAGCACGATTTGTTGAGCTTCCACCGCGTGTTACCTCGCCAGCAGTCATGTCGCCTACAACCACTTCAATACGGCGGTTGCCGCGACTGTCTGTGGTTTCACGAGTTTCGGCTTGAGCTGTAGTATAGTTGTTGACAACCACCTCTACGGACCCTCCACCACCACGAACACCCAAGTTGCCCTGTTGATCACGCTTCAGCGGCATGATCGCCTCAGGGCCGGCTTCACCCATCAGACCGGTGCCCTTGGCAAAACGGAATAGGGTAGGTTGGCTGACGATGGAGTTGGTAAACATTCCGCCTTTGGCAAATCTCGATGCCCCCTCAGCCCAATTACTGCTATTTCCGTAAAAATAAGCACCCTTGGCTGCTCCGCCACCAATATAACCTTGGCCGCCGTACCCACTAGAGCCAATGGGGGTTACCCCATATTGGCCGCCACCTCCTCCTAAACCAGGTAAGAATCCGCCATTTAACAGAGAGTTGAATAGTTGAGTAAATATCTTATTTGTGTACAATCTCAGTAACTGTGACAGCATGTCGTTTATTAGACTTTTAAAACTGAGTTTTCCGGTTCGGGCAAATTCTACTATAGCATCACCCATACTGGAGAAAGTATCTTTATATATTGACGCTAAATCTTTTTGATCTTTTGTTAATGACTCTGTTAGTGATTTTATACGCTCTTGCTCATTGTAAGCTTTGCGAGCCCCTTCTATTTTTACCCTTTGTAACTCTTCTTCATCTCTTCGCTCTTTATCAAACTGAGCAGGGTCTACAGGACCAAATGCGGAAGCTACATTTTGACGTGCATCAATAGACATTATTTTATTTCTATAGTCTAAATTTATTTGATCTAGGCTATTATTAAATTCTTTTAGTCTTATTGTTCTATTTAGTGATGTTATTTCTTTGTCGTAATATTCTTCGCTTATTGTACCTAAAGAAAGCCGGGCATCTAGTTCTTCTTTTCTCAAATTTAATAGTTGTATTTCGGTAGAGTATTGTACACTTTTTAGTGCTTCTGCCTTAGCTATTCTTTCTGTTTCCTCTGCTAGTTTAGCCATGACAGTATTTTTAATAGTGTTAATTCTTAGTATTTCTAAAGCAGTATCTCGCTCTATTTCTGCTAACTTATTGGTAGTAGATTGCACATCTAAAGTTCTTACTTGCGCTACTACTAACGCCTCCTCTGCTTCTTTGGTTTTTCCTGCGGTTTCAAATTGTTTTTGTAGTCTATCAAATTCTTTATTTTTTAGACTTTCACTTTGTTTTATAGCACGATCATATTGTTCGGCTATTTCTCTTCTCTGTAAAATTTGCTCTTTGCCAACAGCTTCTGTAGCGGAATAAGCGCCGATCTCTTTTAATATTGTAAACCTGGCTTGCTCTACCTTTAACATAGAACTGGCTTTTGCAGTAGATATTTCTGCCGCTCTTGCTATCTGTTCGTATTTTAAAGTTATCTGTTTAAGCACGCTATCTAAAGTGGAATTTTCTGCGGATATTTTAGCTGTGAGCTGTGCTTGGCTTCTAGTTAAAACTGCCGACTTAACTTGGTTATCGTATCTGCTTTTAGCTTGTTGTACTTCAAAAGTATTGTCCTTAGTTTTTGGATCCTGCAAAATCTTTTGTAACTCTAAATTTGCCTGTTGCACTGCCCTTGTATACTCTAACTCTGCTTTGCTATTTTCCAGAGTTCTTTGGCCCGCTATTTCTAGCTGTGTGGAATAACCTCTTATAGCTTCTATTCTATCATTTGTGGCTTTTGTCTGTGTTAAGCGATAGTCTAGATTTTGTAGTTTTTGAGAGGTACTTTCAATGGCGTTAGCTAAACCTAAGTATATTTGCTTGCTTTTGTCTGCCATTTCTTGCTCTGTTGCAGCAGCTTGTTGTTGGGTCTTTTTTCTAGCCTCTCTAAGGGCCTCTGCTGCGGCTTCTCTTGCTTTTTGCTGCGCTGCAGTATCGCCTTCTTCGGGGGCAACAGACAAACCAAAAAACTTTCTTAACCTATCATTTACACTTAAATTTCGAGTTTTCTCAAGCTCATTTGCAATGCCTTGTAACTCTACTTTTAATTGAGTTAGTTTAGTTACTTCTTCTGGTTGTACAATTTCTAGCTTATTTAAGGCCAAGATAGCCTGCTCTATACCATATACTTCTTCTGAGAACACGTCTCCACGTGCTTCAGTTGCCTTTTTGGCTTCTTCTTTAAGTTTTATACTAGTACTTTTTTCGCGTTCAAGTATAAGTTTTTCTAAAGCTTCTATTTGACTGTCTAACGCTCTATTTACTACTTGTAGATTTTGTGCATACTCTTTAGAATTCTTTTGGCCAACACTTTGTAGATTATTGATTCTATTTAAGGCCTCACCTGTTATACCAAAAGTTTTATTTAACTCTTCCTGAGCTTTATTAAACTCTCTAGCTCTTAGGTAGCTTTCAGGAAGTATTTTGTCTCCAAACAGCTCCCATAGAGTAAATACCAACATGATAGGTCCAAAAGCTGCCAAAATGCCACTAAATACTCCAGCTACAGCAGTACCTAACAGTCCTATAGCTGTTCCGGCTACTGCCGCGCTTCGTCCTACTGCTCCAAGACCTATTCCTACTGTTGTTAAACTTACTGCACTGGTTGCTAATACCGACCCAAATGTTTTAAATTTAGTGATAGGGCCTGCATCCATAACAGCATCTAACCTTTTTGCATTTTCTGCTGTTTGGGCTATACCCTGTCTAAAAGCTCCTGTTATACCTATGGAGGCCGGAGTTGCTGTACTGCCTGTGCCCAATCCAAATCCTTGTACTTGTTTTTGTAATGTGGCATTTTTTTCAGTTAAAAGCTGTTGCTTTTGTTCTACGTTTAAGATAGCTTGTTTTACACCTAAGGTTTTTTGAGTTTCTGCAAAAATTGAACTAGAAAGATCTTTTGCTTTTTGTGTCAATACCAAGTTTTTTGCGTCAGACGCGGCGGTTATTAAACCTAATTTTTTGAAGTTTTCTAATTTTGCTTCTTGATCACCACGTGCATTAACTTGTCTTTGAAGTACTTTTAATACAGAATTTTCTACTTCCAATACACTCTTAGCTTCAGAGTAACCTTTTTTACCAAATAACTCTTTGGTAAGTTCTGGCACAGATAGCCCCGATACAGCGCGTTGGCCCTTTTTTGAAGCTTGAGCAGCCATACCGCCCACAGCGGTTACAACAGATGCCTTACTTGTATCTACTTTTTCTAGTAGTTTTTGTCTTTCTTCTGCTAACCTTTTTAATTCTTGTGAGGTTTTTGCATACTCAGTTACTACTGATAACCTGGCTGCATCAGCTTGGGCTTTAGCTCTTACCTTGTCAAAAGTAAATATATCAGTTAAAAGTGTTTTTAGTTCTGGTATAGCTCTTTTTACTAAAGTTCCGCTTATTAAAAGTATTAACCCTTCAATAGCATTGCCGCTCTTAGATACTAGATCTAATATAGGGATTACTACAGCGTTAATACTGCTTAATATATTGTTTAAAGCTTCTTTTCCTTTTGCTATAAACCTAGAAAACGGATCGTCTATTCCTGCAAAATCTTTCCATTTATCTCCTGCATTTTTAACTGCATCTGCGTATGCTGCAACTCTTTGTTGAGCACTCAGGGCGTCTGCTCCACCAGTTATTTCAAACTTTTTAGCATATAGTTCATATGCCTCTTTTGCTTTGATGAAAATACCCAGTTCATCCAAAATTTCTTGTTCTTGTTTTGCAGTACCTTGTATAATACGACGAATACTATCGTTAACATCTCTTCCCAAGCCAGCAGCTGCACCTTTGGCTATAATTACTAATTCTTCGATTTGTTTTCCTGCAAGCCCTGCGCTGGTACCCAGGTTGGTAAATTGCATAGCCTCTTCAAAACTAATAGCATAGCCTGTAGCACTTTGTAGGTTTTTACCTATCTGGTTTAGATCAGTTCCAACTCTAACAGACATCATTTGTGAAGCCTGCATAAGTCTTTCAAAATTGGCTGCTTGTTGTAAGTTTTGAAATGCACTACTAACAGCAAATATATTAGCTGCAAACGTAGCGTACAGACGAACTACACCGCCCAAACCTTGCGCTTGGTTAGCAAAATCTCTTGCACCTGCTCCTGTTCCTACAGCTCCGCGTACTTTATTGTAGTCTTCTAATTCAGGACCTTGTGGCACAGCAGACCTCTGACCACTAAAAGCACTGCGGGCCAGTTTCTGGCTTTTAGTCAGTTCACCGTTGAGTTCTTTTACGTCGCCTGTTTTCTTTTTGACCGAGTTGCCTTGGTCGACCAACATCATATCAATTTTTACATCTGCCATAGTCTCTCCCTGAGGACCACGAAAAAATAGGTGACCCGTTAAGTAGCTCTAATTATACCATGTAGGCAAGTGGCTGTCAAACCAAAAAACAAAAAGCCCACCATTAAGGTGGGCTTTTTTTCGATTTCAGGCTCTCTTCTTGTTTGCGCTTGGCCTCATAGGTTGCCATTCTTTCGCGATCAATAAGGTTGATGAGCTCTAACACAGTTTTTCTGTCTTGATTTTCGATTTCAAATATGTCAAATACGTCTCTGAGACCAGTCAAACTTTTTCCCATGTAGGTTCCACTCATACCCTCCCAACAGTCTTGCAACACTTGATACACTTCAAATGCAGTTTGTACTTCTAGTGGAAAGTCGCCTACCTCTACTGGAACGTCTTCATCTACAGGTTCGTGGCCCATCATTTCGCACATTTCATAGTATTGAGCTTTTGTCATGCCAATACTGGAGTTTTGAAAGTAACTCTT